AATGTCTCAAACCCACGAGATGGAATAAATCTGCTTGGTCCGGTGATGCTGCCAGTATCGAAAGAAGAGCCTCTCGAAGCCGAAGGCATCTTGGGTTTTGGTGTGAGCAGGTATGCAGCGCCGGTCAGAACCAAGCTGACCGCAAGGTTAATTAAAAATACTGTTGTCGCTGATTTTGGCTCGCAAACAATATCTGGGATGTGGTCATATTCTGCAGGTCTTAATCGACCACGCCGCCTAACTTCTGCTGAAAATAGTTGATACTCTTCTTCTGTAATCCCAATCGTCTTAATTAATTCTCTTTCATACGGAAGCAGTGGTACTTCATAAACATTCGGACCGAAGACCACTGCACCTTTTCCGTTTTCGGCTGAATATAAAGAATGCCCTTTTCCCATGTCACTGCGAAAGTCCAAGAGTTCTCCGCTAACAACAGAATGTCCCCATCATACTCAGCCTTCTTGACCCGAAAACCCCAGTTCAACAAATCACGCGATACTTCCCATTTGCTTGCCTCGTACCAGGACTGCTTGAACGGTGGAGCTTTGATCCCAAGCTCGTTCCAAACCTCGTAACACAAGTGGATGCAGTCAATATGACCATCGCTGCCGTCAGCACCTAGCCGATACGGCATCCCAATGAGATCAGCGCAGTCGGACATTATTGCTGATCGGCAGGTTGCCAACGTTTGTTTTGGTCAAAGCGCGTCGTGGAACATCCGTTCCAACAGCATCCAACACAGTGCTTAGCTCGAGATTTATTGATACGTTGTCCCATTGACCTCCAGTTACTTGGCCGACATAAGTGTGAACTACAGTGTTTTCCGCTGCCAAGCCTGTCTCAGGGTCAGGGTCTTCAATGATCAATACGTCAACTTCCATAATCCAACTTTTATTAAGAGCATTGACGGCCCAATTTCTAGCTAATCTGCCGCTACCGTCTTTTTCACCGCTTTTGTTTGGGAAAACGATAGTGGCCTCTAGCCCATCACCTGTGCGGTTAACGGTTACGCCGGAAAAACCAAAAGGAACAAACTGATACTTAGAGCCCTTATGCGTAATTTCTTGGCCGATAAAAAAGTTCTGAAAACGATAAAGCTCTGTGTTTGATGGCTTTATTCGTAGTGCGTGGCCAAAGGCAAAACTTGTCATAGACCTAACCTCTTACGAGTACCACCGCTCATCTGTAATCGTTTTAGCGTGTTTTGTTCACCGCGTTGTGCGCCTTGCTCTGCAGCACTACGCATCCCAGTCTGGAACTGATCAGCGGTTACATAATCAACGCTGTTGATACGCTCCACGGTGTAGCGAACGTCGATTGGTGCGGCAACTGCAGTACCGCCACCGCTGTCTTCCGCTCCACCGCCACTGGTAGGAATAACGCTATTACCGCGTGAACCGCGTGAATAACGCGACATGCTTTCGCGCATCTTGGATTCAGGGATGACGTACTCAGGCTCACCACCTTCACCAATTAATGCGTTGGTTGGCTTGTTGACATAGCCGCCTTCCGCATGAGGAATAGGCGGAAGCGGCGGTGGCCCTTGGTTAAAAAAGTTTGGGTTTTTCCCTAAGTTCACCCCCTCGCCAGAAGTAACACCACCAATGCCCAGCGCCTTCATGATCGTGCCGTACAAGATCATTGCTAACTGCTGTGCAATAATCTTTTGCGCCATTGCCAAGAAATCAGAGGCAATAGATTTCAACATGTCTGCCAATGCTTCTTGCCCAGTCTTGGCACCAGTAACAACAGCACCAAAAGCATTCGTAAATGCGTTGCCGATAGAAGTAGCAGCGTGCAAAGCCTGCGTTTCTTTTGAAACAAGCTTGTCCAACTCTTGTTGCATCTGAACTAGCGGATCAGATTCACGCGCCTTACGTGCGTCTTCCTCTGCCTTCTTGCGATCCTTGCGTGCTTTTTCTTCTATCTTTGCTGTGTCTTCTAATGCTTGGTTGTAAGCAATAGCAGCGTTGACTTTTTCCTCAAGCTCAATCCTTGCCGCAATCTGTGCGTGCACATCTTCTTTTGCAAAACCTTTTGCATTCTCTGTGATTTCTCGCAAATCAATATTAAATTGAACCCTGCGTGCTTCTTCTTCATTCAAAGCTGCCGCCAAAGAAGCTTGGTCTTTTAAAGATTGGATTTGCTCTTGAGCTAACGCTGCTAAGTCTTCGCCTGTAGTACCGCCCGGTGTTGGTGTTGGTGTTGGTGTTGGTGTTGGCTTTGATGTTTCAGTATCTACAACCCCGACGCCTAGCAATTTTGCTTCGAGTTGCTTTATTCTCATTTCTGCCCTATCGATTGGAGCTTGGAAAGTTGCTCGCCCTTCTCCTCTTCCGTTTAACTGGAATGATCTAGCTCTTGCTAAATTCGATTGCTCTGTAGCTAAAGCATTTTTTAGCTGTTCTTTTGTGCCAGTAGCAAGGGTTTTGTTAAAAGTCTCTTGCTCTGTATTTGCGTCCATTATGCTTTTTGCAAATACAGCGGCAAGCCCAGCAACAGCAACAAACGGCAACGCAATCAACGCGACTTTAAGTAAGCCTGCGCTTACAGTCGCAATAGTGATTTTTGCATTAGCGGCAGTCACCGCATTTGCAAGAACTGTTTTCCCGGCTGCAGTCGCAATTGCTGCTTCACCCAACGCAGCTAACCCTTTTATAGCTGCGCCAATGATTGATGCCCCGCTCATAGCGGCAATCAAGCTTGAAGTCGTTCCAAGTAATGGGTTTAAAATTACAACCGCTGCACTTAGTGCTACTACAGCAACAGTTGTGTCCTGAATTGGTTTAGGAAGGCTTGCAAAACCTTTAATAAGATTAGTAGCTGCAGTAATTAAAGGGGTAACTGCTGGCAAAAGTTTTTGACCAATAGCTACGCTTAAAGCATCTGAAGCGTCTTTAAAGTCTTTAAACTTTTGAACGTCTGACTCTTCAATTAATTTTTTAATCTTACTGGCTCCGTCCTTTTCAATTCGCTTAAGCGCATTGATTACAACGTCTGCGGTAATTTTGCCTTCAGCCGCATAGTCTCTTAGCTTGCCCTGAGCTATTCCTGTTTCTTGACTAATCGCAGTCAACAACCCAGGAACTTGCTCTGCAATACTATTAAATTCATCTCCGCGCAAAGCACCTGAGCCAAGAGCCTGAGCAAGTTGCGTAAATGCTGCACTAGCCTGGACAGAATTAACTCCGCTTAATTTTGCAACAGTATTAAAACCTACAAAAGTAGATTCAATGTCGCGAAGTGATACTCCTAGCGGGCGAAGCCTTGCAAAAATGTCTGTAATACCCTCAGCAGCTTCGCGATTGCTTAAACCAAAAGTTTTAGCAGATTTTGCAACTAAATCTTGGGCTTGCTTATATTCTCCATATTCGCTTGTTAGTAATTTAAGTCTAGTCTGCAAATCATTAAAAGAAGCCGCCGCAGAAATTGCTGACTTTGCTACAAGTGCTAGCCCAACCCCTGCGACTGCGGATTGTAATTTCTGAAATGAGCCTGCCGTTCTGCCAGCCGCAGATTGCAATTTTCCAAACGACTGACTAGCATCCTTAGCAGCGTTTTTTACTTGTCGCAGCGGATTAACCGCTTTGGCAGCATTAACAATCAGTTCAACGCTTGATACTGCCACGACCGACCCAGCACTAGCAACATCCTACCGCCGTCTTGTCTTTGCGCGATCCATTGCCTGCTGCTCCCGTTCACCCTTCAATTCGTAGTACGCAGCAAAATGCACAAGCTCCGCATCGGTTAGTTCCGTGCGAAGCCTGCTAAGCGTCATTCCCAATTCGCAGCACAAGAAGAACTCAAAATTGAGCCAGTTGTCCTGCTTCAGTCGTTTTTTGCTTCTTCAAGGTCAGCCTCTTCACCAAGGCCAAACAAGAACAGCTCAAGCTCGTTCAACACTGACTCAGGCAATTGCCGCTGCAGCTTGGGGGCATCAGCAGAGGAAAACGCCTTTGAGCCATCTTCAAGCTCTGCCATCTGGCACAGCATCTGCGTGCTGATGTCTAATGCTTCTTCAGTACCGGAAAGGCTTTGCGCTTTCTTGCGGTCAGCGCGTGTGATCGGTTTAAAAAACAGATCAACAACTTTCTTGCCTTCAGCGTTTTTTAGTTCAAACTTGCGGCGCTGGTTGAGGTCAAACGCCCCAACCAGCAGATCTACGGTGCGATTTTGAGCCATTAAATAAAAGCTTGCGCTTAAATCATAGCCCTAGATCACTGCAGGTTCAAAGTGATTGTGCTGCTAGTGATGAAGTTGCAAGAAACAACGACCAATTCACCGACAGTTGAACTGATTTCCATATCAGTAATGATCCCATTGAACTTAGCTGAATCGGTATCAGCACTTGTTCCAGTGGTAAACAGCTCAAAAGTTGCGTCGGCTGTGTCAGCAGCCGTGATCACATCCTCAAGGAACGCTGCTTGGCCTGTTGCGTCTGGGTCGTAAACCAGCTCAACAGTGCCAGACCCTGAAACCAAACTGCCAACAAAGCTACGGAAAGTATCACCTTGCTTTGTGGTGTCAATCGTTTCTTTCGTAGTGGATAAGCTCCAGCTGCGGGTGCCAACGATGGTGGCATTGCTTGAGCCTGCTGCGTCGAACTGGACTGCTCCTTGTTCGCCTCGAAGTGTTGCCATGGTCAGAGTTCCTCGATGAATTCAAAGGTCACAGAGACCCGTGTTTGAAAATAGCCTTCAGGTGCTGGGGATGCCAGCGCCGTCGGACCATTGGGAGCGTCGAAGAAAACCCCCGACACGATCTCTCTATTGTAAAGGTCTCGGATTCGTTTACCAATCACCAAGTTCGCGCCAGGGCCGACGCCTTTGCCGCTGAAGATGTTGAACACGACAAGGCCCACGATCCGGTTCTGAGAATTGGTTGTAGACCCTTGGCTTAAGTATTGGTTGGCCCCAAAGGTTGTTAAGCACTGCACAAATGAGCCATTAGGCGTGGGCTCAAAGGCCATGTTTTGAAAGACCACAGAAA